CATTTGTAGCATTCGATACTACACTAGATGATTCACTTGGCATTTGAGCAGTAAGTGTTGAATGTCTGAGACCATGAACACTAATACATGTTCTTAGTTTTTCCCAATCACACTTTAATTTATTTGGTACTATCTCATCGACATCTTTTTTATAGTGATCGATTGGTAGTTTACCTTCTGCATATTTTGTTCTGCTAAACCAATCACATGGACCTTTCTCTGATGCTAATTGATTTGATGCTGACAATAGACTATACTGAAAATTCTCTGTAAGATCATGGACAAGTTGCCATGCTTTTGGATCATCGTATTTGACTTTGTTCTTTGCAAGATAGTGTGCTAGTCCAATATACCCTATACCAAGACTTCTTCTCGCAAGTGTCGAACGTTTAGCGGCCTCTACTGGATATTCTTGATAGTCTATAAGTTCATCTAGACCTCTAACTGCAAGATCGCACATATCAGATAGTTCTTCGTCTTTGACTATACCAACATTGATTGCTGATAAAATACAAAGTGCGATCTCACCATCACCATCGATGTGATCTATTGGATCAGTGGGCAAAGTAATTTCTTGACATAAGTTGCTCATGTTCACTTTGTCAAGAAAACTACTATGCTGATTACAGTGATCGATATTCATGATATAGATTCTGCCAGTCTCCGCTCTTTCTTTTAACATATCTGTAATCAATTCTCTTGCACCAATTTTTTTCTTTGGTATTGATGTTGCTCTTTCGTACTTCTCGTACATTTCATCAAACTCTGGTGTACCAAATGCTTCGTACAATCCAGGGACATCATGTGGTGAGAATAATGTTATCTCGCCATTTTGTAAAAATCTTTTATAGAAGAGTTCTGATAACTGTATAGAGTAGTCTAATTTTCTAACTCTATTGTCTTCTGTACCCTTATTGTTCTTGAGAACAATGATGTCTTCGATCTCTTGATGCCATATAGGAAAGTGAACTGTAGCACTACCACCTCTGACACCATTTTGTGTACAACATCTTACAGTAGATTCAAACTTTTTAAGGAACGGTATAACTCCCGTATGCTGAACTTCGCCGCCTCTAATTCTGCTTCCGATACCACGTATTCTTCCCGAGTTGATTCCGATACCTGCTCTCTGGGCCACATATCTTCCGATTGCCATATCTGACGAAAAGATAGATGGTAATGAGTCGCCTGAGTCGACAAGTACACATGATGCGAACTGTCTAAGTGGTGTTCTAACACCTGCCATGATGGGTGTTGGTATATTAATTTTGAAAGTTGAGATTGCATCGTAGTATTTTTTAACGTATTCAATTCTGTTTTCTCCATAGTCTTTAAATAATGTCATAGCAATTAACATGTACATAAACTGTGGTGTCTCGTAAATGTTACCTGATGATCTGTCTTGTACTAGATATTTGTCTACGACCTGTTGTAGTCCTGCGTATGTAAATTCAAAGTCTCTTGAATGTCTTAGGTATGTGTTGAGTTTTTTAAATTCTTTTTTGTTGTAATGATTTAGAATGTCTGCATCATATACACCCTTGTCTATATTTCGATCTACAAGTTCTCGGAGATCTGGATATATTTCTGCATCTTTCCATTTTGTATTGAATACTTTTTTCTGTATTGCAAACAATAGTAATCTAGAGGCAACAAACTGATAGTTTGGTGATTCTAAACTGATCAAATCACTCGCACTTTTTACCAATATCTTTTGTATTTCTTTTGTTGTTATGCCATCGAAGAATTGTAGTCCAGAGTTCATCTCTACTAAAGACTCTGATACACCTGTTATACCTCTACAGGATTTCTCTACCATTACATGGATTTTATCTAAATCTATTGATACTTTTGATCCGTCTGCTTTGACGACTAATATTGCTGAATTCATATCCTTTTGTACTCCGTTAATTTAAGTTTTGCTGAGAGACCGAACGTTGTACAGTCATTAATAATTTCAAGTAACTCTAATTCAGATATACCACTCTGAATCATGTCATTTATATCTTTGCAGTCTTCTACTCTTTTGTCTGACCAGATGCAAACCTTATACCCAAGGTCAATTACTTCACCAATCTTCTTGATTATCTCTTTATTTCTTGGTTCGTTGTCGTAAATAAGTATTGCATTTTCTTTATACTGATCACTTAGTTTTTTAAAATCACTTCCCGCAACTGCGATACTGTTAGGGAGGAATAAACTGTCTATGGGTCCCTCTGTAACATAGATAGTTTTTGTTTTGTCCACATTATTAGCATTGAAGATGAGTGGAACATCATCTCGAAATCTCATGGTCAGATATCTGAGTGGTGAATCATTGATTGCACGACCAGTAAGACCAATCATTTCGCCATCTTCAGAGAAGAATGGCAATATTATTCTAGGATCATTTCCTAGTTGTCTACCTGAATAGTTCTTATGTAGATGAGATAATGATGATGCATTTGAGATAAACCACAAATCTTTCATCATGAACTCTGCTACACCTCGATCTAACAGATAGTTTCTAGCAGTTGCATTCTCTGTAACAGGAACTGCAATTGCTTTCAAGTCTTCAGTTTTATTTAGAAGATCGTATCGTGGAGTGAACTTAAATTTAGTAGAAGGTGGTAACTTTTTTTTCTTCGGTTTACGTCCACTTTCAGTCAACCATTCTTTGACATATTCTTTGTGTACCATAGGGAAATTATCTTTAATAAAATTCACACTAGAGGTACTTTTACCACAATTATGACATTTGTAGATCAGTGATTGATCTTTTACAAAATGGTAACCACGTGCTTTATAGAGATTCTTTTGCGAATCACCACAATAACAACACCTGTGATTTAATGTGTTGTCATTTATCCATTTGGCCTTGTCTAGATGAGACATGACCATAGATAAGTATTTCTTCTCTAACCATAGCATTGTATATAGTATACTACAATTCTATGATTTTTGTAAGTCTTTTTTACTAACTTTTTTGATTTGATCTTTCGGGACTTGTAGAACGTATCTGTTCTCTACAACTTTTGGTTTATCTTCTTCTACTTTACGTGCAATAAGACCAGTACTGGACACTAAAAGCAGGACAGCAAGTGGGTCAAACACGAAAATAAGGGCATAAATCACCCATCGAACCGCGTTGTCAAGATACTTGACACTCGCATCTTCACCATATATCACTTCTGCAACGTATTTTATAGGTCCAATTTTACTATCTTGTTCTAATTGTCTACGTTGTATGGGTAGTTTCTCTTCTGTATAATCTGTAATTAGATCAATAGATGTATCAATATCTTCGGCAATCTGTGCCCTTTCGTCTCTTTGTTGTCGATTGATATAGTTTCTGTCTTGTGGACGACCCGTGGTAACGACTAGGTCGAGTCCTGTGAGTCTTTCTTGCAGTCTCTTTACTTTCATCTCTTCTGCATTTATACGTGTGTCTAATATAGATAATTCGAGATTATTACCATCTCCTACAAGTGTTGTTTCTATGTTTGCTTTAGATAGATACCCGAATATACCAAGTGATGTGATCAACATTAACACACCAACAGATGTGAGTAGATAATACTTGAGATAGTTGAGTTTATCCCATACGAGATGTAGATATGCCGCGGTGACTAACTTACCAACTTCTAGAGCAGTCATCATTACTACAGTTCCAATATATGCACCTGCAAATATTGTCGCCATTCCTATGACTGAGAAGTATGCCGCTATTCCTGCTATTGTGATAGAGGTCACCAAAGCAAGATAGTTAAGAAATTTAATCATGACTAATTATATCGTTTTTTAAGCAATTTGTATAGTCGTTTTGTGTCGGTTTGATTCTTTCTTCTGTAAAGAGATTTACTATGCATTAGGGGGTGATTAGTCTGGACTGCATCACCAGTTGAATTTAGTGGTGCATCTTCAGACATTGTCTCGAACTTAATGAACTCTGATAATTGATCAGCAAGTATTATACCTGCTTTGTAGTCTGATGGAAAATGTAATCCTGCGATCACTCTTCCAAAAGCACATATATCTGCCGCTTCTCTAAGTTCTGATTTAATCTCTGGGTACAGTTTACCATAATAATTTGCTACAACATATGGTTGAACTGTATGACCCGATGGATATGACGGTGTCTTTGCAGTATCAGTAATAAATCTACTGAAGTCAATACCAAGTTTATCTGCTATCTGATGTGGTCTTGGTCTATTGTAATGATTCTTGAAGTGTCTGATAACTGGTCGACATTGTTCTTCTATCATTTCAATAGTGGATTCGTCATAATCCATCTCGTTTTCTTGTAATACTTCTTTGATGTAGTATGAAGAGTCTTCATCACAATTTATATATTCTTGCTTATCTTCATCAGTCTTAGTATTATATCTCTTAACTATCTCGTTGATCTCTGCTCTAGTCTGAGTACTAGAGTTTTTTGGTGGGTTTGGTAATACGATGTTCTGCCAACCGTCTTTAAAGATTACAATTTTGTTGTACTTTGCTTTCTTTAATTCGTCTTGTGGTTTGAATACAAGTGTGTCGATTTGTAGCAATTCTTCAATAAACATCTTCGGCCGTAAATAATACCTTGTCTGCATCTGCAAACATGTGAGTATCGATCATACCTTGATATATTGTTATACCATATGCGATACTATGTTCTCTAACATCGGTGATCTCGGTTTTCTCTGGATAGATTTTAATCTCGCCATCTTCTGTAAAGTTTTGCTTGATTTGTCTACGTAATCTATATGGTCTGTCTTCGTATAATTTGCCAACATCAATTGCTTCTGAGATCATTTCAGCATTCATGATGTTTTGATCTTTTAATAACTTATAAAACTTCTCGTAAAGTTCATCGGCCTGATCTACTGGTAGGTTAGTTTCCTCTTTCAGAAGCAATAATGCCACTGCATAAGAGGCAAAAGCAGTCTTGCCAAATGGTACTTTTTCTATAAGTCTTTTTAGATTAAATACTAGTCTATGAAGAGGTGTAAGTGATGCTTTTTCTTTAGCAGTAATTGGGTTGTTATTTATTTCAACTCCATTTTCATCTTTGATTTTCTTGATACGATTACCACGTTTGTCAATAAAACCAAACTTATACGCCTGTTGTTTCTCAAAAGGTGTTGTTAACATCTTGAGAATACGAAATACAATTAAACTATCTATTACTCTTCCGACCATAATACTATTTATGTTTATAAATCACGTAGTCTATCAACTAGTGCTTGATCTATTTTGATTTCGGGTTTCCATGTCTCTTCGACATACCCTAGATATATCAGTAATGTTTTAATTGATGACCAATGTTCCTTTTCCTTGATCTTAAAATCTAGCATTCTCATACAAGCATCAAACCCAAATACATTGAATAGACATATCGTATGATTTAACATTAGTCTTTCTCGGAGTTCTCCAAGATCGTGGTAACGATGTAGTAATCGTTTTAGATATCTGAATCTGCGTAAATCTTCTTTGAAGTCTTCAATGTCTTCACACTGAGGATCATCATAATGCTTCATCGCAAATGCAGAAAAGTTTTTTGGTGTTAGTTTGTCAAATAGACCCATAATATATTATATTTAGAATGCCCGAAGGCAGTACATAGAGATTACTCTATGTACTAAACAATCTGTCCGTAGACTTTGAATGTTCCTGTTTCTAGTTGCTCGTATCTTACTCTTAAGTTTACGAGTCTTTCGTCTTTATCGAGTTCATCGATTGGTGTATCTACTGATTTACCAATGATCTCTCCATGTGAGAATGCTACTTCGAACTCACCATTTCCAGAAAATTCATCTCCTGAACTTTCATTTCTTGGGTCATCAGAAGGTACATCTTTTCTCATTAATCCTAGTTGGCCAAGTTTTGCTTCCATTTGAGCAACCGCGGCATGTGGATTCATAAATTCAGAAACAGCAACGTGTCCTAAAACTGCGTTTACGGCATTCTTAACATCATTGTCGTTCAAGTCATAAGGCATTTTATTACTTGATAGACCTGCAGTGTTCATGATTCCGTGTTCTGTAATGTATTCTTTAAATGATTTCATAATTTCTCCTAAGTAGTGATTGCTACTCCAACTCCTAAAACTTCAGCATGTGCCGCAAATATTTCGTCAGATGCATTTTTCTCTACAAACTCTGTTTTGCCTGCAGATAGTGTAAATGTACCTATCAAACTATTTGATGAGTTTTCTATTGAAACTAGTCTGTTTGTTGAACCAGTGTTACATAGTCGCACAACTGTAGCAGATCCAAAATTTGATCCGTTAGTTGTACTTGTGCCACATGCGGCCTCTGATCCTAATACTTTAGTTTTCATACTATATCCCTACTTATGCTACAACAGTTATTGTTCCAGCGGCAGTTCCTATTCCTGCTACTGAAGTAATTGTTGATGCAGTATTTGTACCTTTATCTTTGATTGTACCACTGTTTAATGATAGTGGATTTGCTCCAAAACTTAATACATCGTCAGCATTTGTGGCGGCATTTGCGGCCCCAATTACTAGACTGAATACTAATTCATTAGTACCTGTGCCTGATGCATAAGATAGTACGTGTGGACCTCTACCTGAACCACTTCCTTGGTTACCATTTGTTACTGATAACTGAGGGGTTCCTGTAACGTCTACGTTTTCGTTGAATATTACTTTAGCAGATAATGTTCCACCTGCTGATTTATCGAATGCAGATGATATCCAGTCAATTTCTGTGATGTCTGCCGCCCCAATTCCTACTGATAATGAACCACCAGTTGCAACTAGAACTTCTTCTAAATTTCTAGAACCAACTGCTTTCTTTAGTACCCAACCTTCTGGTTTTGCGATACAATTTTTCTTGTCAGCAGTGTTTAGGTATTTTGGTTTAGATTCGTCTGAATCTGATACTCCCCATAATGCCATGATTTTCTCCTCTCTATTTGTTGACTACTTTTAAAATAGTCTTAAATGCTTTATCAAAAGACTTTTTGTCTTTTTGTAATAGTTGTAAGTATTTAGCACGAACCGGACCTTTAAGTGTCATTAAAGCATCATAAACTTTAACGGCATCATCTCTTTTGATCTTCTGATTTTTCATATCATCAGTTCTTACTTCACCGTCTTTCGTGTAATCCTTGAATTTTCCCAGTTGCACTAATATATTTGCATCTGGTCTGTTTTGAGTACCTCTTGCCTTACTTGCGAAAGCATCAAGTGCCCTTTGGTAAACTTCATCTTCAGATGCTTCACCATATTTTCCACCCGCCATTGTAGAAATTTTCTCAATTTTGGCCTTCAAATCTTTTTCGTTTTTAGCACCCGAAACTGCACGTGCTATCTTTTTGTTACCCGCATCGGACATCATTCCAAAATCAGCAATCTTTTCCATAACTGCGTTGACTTTGGCCGCGTCTTTCTTGATGTACCCTAATTTGAGTAACTTAGTTTTAAATGCTTTTGTTCTTGCATCAGCAGTTAAAATCTTTTCTATTTGTGTCTTTGTTGGTTCTTGCATTATTTTAAACCTTTTGTCAACATTTTATCTACTTGTGGTGTTGACATATCTTTTTCTGTTGGGTCACCGTATGATGATTTACCAATAACTACTCTTAAGAAGTCATTTACTTTTTTCTTAGGACCCTTAATTCTGACGTGTTTATGCATAACAGAAGATTTCAGTCCAAATCTTCTCGCCTGTTTTGCAATCTCCATACCATGATATGCTTGTTGTTGACCACTATTGATCTTATTTCTTGGGTCAACTGTAATGTTAGCAACTTCTTCGTCTAACATTTCTCTGTAACTGTTCATGACATTTACACTTACGTCTTCTTTGATTTTACCTTTGATGATATCTTCTAGATTACTATCTAACCAATCGTCAAAATCATCTGGATCATCACCAATATCTGGTTCGTTATCAAATACCCATTGTTGTAAATCTTGCTCTGCTTTACTTGGTAATTCTAAGTTACCAGTCTTTTCTGCTTTCTTTAAATGACGACCATGTTTTCTCATGATCTGTTTCATTGTCATTCCTTCGTTCACGCCTTCTCTTTTAGGTGCAGGATTCTTTTTTCTCATGTCAACGATTGCAGTCCAGAGTTCTTCTCTAGTCATTGTATCGCCTGCACCTGCATTTTTAAATTGCATTGCAAAATACTTTTCCATCTTGTCAAAGATTTCATCAGCACTTAGAAATGACGTTTTATAACTATTAAGTTCTCTGTTTGCTTTTGCGTTGTATTGTGCGTTGACTCTTACTTTGTCATGTATAAATGCAAAGTAGTAATCACCATCATAGATAGGATAACTTAAAGATAACCATGAATTCTTTAATGCACTATTGTTATAGTAGTGAGTATCTTTATCGTTCTTCTCTATCCACTCTTGTTCTTTTTTGTCAATACCAATCTTCTTTGCGAAGACTTTGAGTGGCATTTCTTTTGACATTCTTGCCATGATTTACCTCGGCATACCTTTTGCTACTCTACCTTTTCGCATCTTCTTCATGATGCCTCTTTCTACGTTCTCATCGACTGGTGCGTACTTCTCGCCATCTTCCCACATTGCTCTATATGAGTCCATAACATTCATTTGTTTTTTAATTTGAGTAGGTGTTAATGCTTTCGTTCTGAAATCTCTCATACCTTTTGGCATTCTTTCACCTTCAAAACCTTTGTGTGGGTGTTGTGAAAATCCTAGTGCTTTGAATGGATTTTTCTTTGCTTTGTCTACATCTTTAAACTCTTCACCAATCATATCTCCGAGTTCTTTTTGTACTGCTTTTAATCCTTTTTTAGCAATTGCTTTATCGACACCTAAACTTCTTACTGCGTAAGCAATTAGTTTATTATCTGGTCCAGTCATCATAACATCTCTGCCACCTCTTGGATCAGAACCGACTTGCTTAACTTTAATACCAGCAGGGTCTTTACCTGTAAACATTTTCACATGTAATTTACCCTCTTCGATATTACTTTCTGTATGAATATAATTTGGTTTCAGCATATCTTTTGCTTTCTTTCTATCAAGATATTTCAATACATGTTTCTTACCTTTACTATCTTTGACAAGATAACCTGTATTTGTTCTTTGTAAGATTTTACCAAATTGTTTATTGCCCTTAGAGTCATAAAAATCTAACTCTAGACCGACTCTAGCACTTTTAGAAGTTTCAGTACCCATGCCATACTTTGCAAGTTTTCTATAGTCTTCTGACATTGCTTCTTTTTCTCTTGCTTGTTTTGCCTTCAACTTCTCCATGTCTTGAGTATGTTTGAGATTGAGTTTTGCTTTTGCTTCAGCATCTTCAAACATTGCCCCAATATCTCCACCTGAGACATAATCTGGCAACATTTTATCTAACTGAACAGCGGTAACTGTTTTCATTTTCTTAACTTTGTTAGCAAAACCTTTCATTGTTTTACTCTTCATCATCATCTTAGCAACTTCTACACCACTTTTTGGAGTCTTTGAAAATGCTTCTTGGACTTCTTCTTGGACTTCTTCGTTTGCATAAGATAATGCTTGTTGTACTTCTTTTGATCTTAGAACTTTATCACCGTAAAACTTTTTAATTTCTTTAGATGCGATATCATATGCACCACCTAAATCAAGAGCAACTTCTACTGCTTTTTTAATATTAGCATCTTTGACTTTGTTTCGTCTGAAGTATGTTGATGTTTCACGTCCAGTTAATTTAGATTTTCCGTATGGGCCAAGGGGATTGACCTTACCATCTTTATCCAAAATGTTTTTTGCTTCTTGAAATAAGTTCATGTTACTTACCTGCGTGTTTTTTTAGATGATTATCTATCTCTGCTTTTTTCTTTAAGAACTCTGGTGAACCGTGCTTATGTTTCATCATGTCGTTCATCATGTCGATAAACTTCAAAGTACGTTTTTCTAGTTTCCTTTCGTCCAATTCTGATAGATCAAAAAATTCTTTAACGTCTTTCTTTTCGTCTTCTTTTTCTTTGTCTAGTTCTTTGATCTCTTTCTTTTTGTTGTCATGTTCCATATCTTCAACTTCTTTGACTTGATATGTTTCTCCACCAACTTCGAATTCTTTATCGCCATTTTTCTTGGCGGCATTTAATGCCATGGTAAACTTGTTACCTTCTTTCTTCATTGATTTTGCGATTGCATCTCTACGTTTAGCAAGATATTCATCAGAATCATCGACATCGCCATCGTTGTCTACGTCTGAATCTCTCTTACCAACTGGATCTAGTTTCTTGCCTTCGAGCATTGCCATAGAATCCTCGATAAGTTTTTTTGTTAGTTCGTCTATCATTACTTCAATTCCCCTTTCTCAAAGTATTCGAATAATTTACCCTTTCCTTCGTTTGTTAATCTTAATGATTTTGCTA